GTGGGTGGAGTAATGACCGGTAGTTCAGTGTCAGTGACAGGTGCTGTGACAGGTGCCTCAACTGTGGGTGGAGTAATGACCGGTAGTTCAGTGTCAGTGACAGGTGCTGTGACAGGTGCTAGTGTAGTGGGTGGAGTAATGACCGGTAGTTCAGTGTCAGTGACAGGTGCTGTGACAGGTGCCTCAACTGTGGGTGGAGTAATGACCGGTAGTTCAGTGTCAGTGACAGGTAACATCATCGGTGGTAACGTTAGTGCTATTAACCACACAGGAACCACAGTAAGTGTAACTGGCACAGTAACTGGTGGTAACGTAGCCACAGGCGGAACTGTCAATGCCACTGGTAATATTACAGGTGGAAATATCATCACAGCTGGTCAATTAATTGCCACTGGCAATGTATCCGTTGGTAATCTTATCATAACAGGCAACCTTGTTGATACTGGCGCACTCAGCATCATTACCGGTGCTAATGGTAATATTTCTTTATCGCCCAATGGCACCGGTGTTGTGATCATGACTGCAAACACCATACCAAGCGCCAATGCCACCTATGATCTAGGATCTACTACAGCACGTTGGAAAACGGTATTCACGAGTGACTTGGATCTCAACAACGGCATAGGCGACTGGACCATAGTTGAAGGTGAAGATGATCTTTTCTTGTACAACAACAAAAAAGGTCGAGTGTACAAGTTTGCCTTGATTGAAGTTGATCCAGAGTCGGCCACTCCCAAAATTGACAGGTTAAAATAACATGCCAATTGTAGCAGGGTCAGGAACTATACAAGGCGGATCAAGTGCCTTTACTGTCAATAATTCTTCCGCATCCACAATTTTTAAACGTGGTATTTCTGCCTATGGTGGCAACAACTTTGGTTACTATGAAAATACTGGCATACCGGCTTTTGTGGCCGGCTCGGCTTCGGATCCAGGCTGGGTAAATCCTGGCGCTAGTGGTACCTGGAGCAAGATCAACAATTATGACACTACCACTGTGTACAACAGAGGCAGTTGTTATAATACTAGCACAACCAGATTTACAGCACCTGTGGCCGGCCCTTATTGGTTTTCTTTTACCACATATCTGTATACCGACAGTTATGTGCATCCGTTGTTTGCAATCAACGGTGCCATAACATCTGGATATCAACCACAGTATCGCATACGTGGGCACGGCATGGTTGCCAATTATCCACAAGATGCCCAGATTGAAGAAGTCTTGCAATTGAATGCCGGAGACTATGTTGAGGCCTACTGGTATAATAGTGGAAGCTGTTACAGTTATGCCTATTACAGCTTGTTTCAAGGAGCCTACGTAGGATAATATCATGCCCATAGATGTCAACGGAACTGTATTAACTGGTGGCACTACATTTGTAGCCACCGACGCTTCCAGCAACAAAATCTACGAACAAAGCACTGGCGGCGTAGTCAACATGCCCAGGACTTCGGCCAATGCGGCCTTGACACCATTGTTCAATGTGGGTATGGGATCTGGCGCCTGGAGAGATCTTGGTGGAGTGGTAATATTTAATTACACCAGCGGCAGTGGATATACCAACATTGGCAGTTGTTATAATCCTGCGAATGGTAGATTTACCGCGCCCTGGACTGGACTGTACCTGTTCAAACATCACATCTATTGCTACGGCCCAGACTCAACATATACATGGTATTTCCACCCTTTGTATTTGGTTAATGGCAGTTCTACTGCTCGCAGACCCGGCGGAACACCATACCGGATAAGACAATACGGGCTTTACGCCAACTATGGACAAGATTCAGACTGCTGTGAGTTAATATATCTCACAGCCGGCGATTACGTGGAAGTTTACACTCCAATGAATGGCACTATGCAGGGGTATATGGGTTACAGCACCTATTGTGGTGCTTACCTGGGAAATTGATCATGGGATTTGACGTCAACGGTGCCTTGATAGAAACCAGCAACACAGCCTTGAAAATCACAGCCAGCAGTGTGGTAGGCTTGGACACCAATGCCAGTGGATTTCCTACCCTGACCAACCGTCCAACCTTTGTGGCTTACCAAAATACCGGATGGACCACTTTTACTGGCGATAGCTGGAATACTTTAACATTTAATACTGCTTACAGAAACACTGGATCATACTACAACACCAGTACCAATAGATTTACAGCTCCGGTTACTGGTGCATACTATTTTGAACACTGTGCCTATGGTTACAAAAATCCCAGCTCTGAGGCAAGTAGTTATACACATCCAACATTTTGGGTCAACGGCAGTCTGACCGCAAAAATGGCCAGTGAAAGCGGCAACTATAGATTGCGGAGCAGAACCTACTATTCTAGTACCTATTCGTGGGATACTCAGATAAATGATATATTATATCTCACCGCTGGCGACTATGTACAGGTGGTGATTTATTGTAGTGGAACACAACAGTGGTATGGGGCGTTCACCCATTTCACTGGATTTTATATAGGATAAAGGAGAAACAACATGGCACAAACCATAACAGTAGAATTAAATGATTTAGACGAAAAATGCATGCGATACCTTGCAGCTAATCCCGATGAATGGGTAAGAAATTTTGTAACTGCAAGAATATTTGCGGCCAAGCAAGAAATCTATCAAGCTGAAGTGCGCAGGATGACCGCAGATCCTACAATAACTACAATACCTGCAGACGTAGATACTGTGGTAGCACAGGCCGACATACGTTTTGCCGATGCTCAACCTGAATTGCCACCTATGACGCCACCTGGTGTCTAATATGCAAGCTAGATACAGGTCAGACTGCTTATTATGCAGCCTGCGAAGCAGTTAAAATTTCCTGTCCTAAACTCTAATAGAGCAGATAAATACTGGGTAAAAATAAGGTAAAATAAAATGTCAACACAAGTTCAATACCGTCGCGGTTCAAACGTTCAGGTAGCAGCCTTTACTGGTGCCCTGGGCGAATTAGTTATTGATACTACCAACAAAATAGTAGTGGTCAATGACGGTGCCACCGTTGGCGGATTTCCTGGTGTAGGATTAACAGCTACACAAACCATAACCAATAAAATTTATCAAGGAACTAGTGTAAGCGTAAGTGGTAACGTAGCTGGTGGCAACATCAACACCGGCGGTGTAATATCAGCCACTGGTAATATTATTGGTGGCAATATTCTTGGAACCATTGTTGGCACTATTTCAACCACCAGTGCTAGTGTTTCTGGCAACATAACCGGTGGAAATATTATCACAGCTGGTAATGTAACCGGCGGCAATGTTCTATTAAGCGGATTAATCAGTGCCAGTGGTGCAATCACTTCAGGTACTACAATTGTTGGTGGCAACTTGGCTACAGCTGGCACTGTTAGTGCCACTGCCAACATCACTGGCGGCAATGTGTTAACAGGTGGTGTTGTAAGTGCCACTGCCAACATAAGAGGTGGCAATATCACCACTGCTGGTGCAGTCACCAATGGTAATATTACAATCACTGGTGCTACTATTGTTAGTACTGGTGCAACTCTTACACTAGATCCAAATGGATCAGGTGGCACAGACGGTAATGTTGTTATTGCTGGTAACTTGACAGTTCAAGGTACAACTACCACCATTAGTTCAAACACAGTTACCACCAATGATTTAGTCATCAATGTGGCCAACAACGCAGCCACATCAAGTGCAGCCAATGGTGGCGGGCTGGGGGTTGGTCCAGCTGGAGCTGAGTATGCTTCATTGACATTTAACAACTCAACTACATCATGGAATACATCAATTCCGTTGAGTGTAACTGGAACAATTACCGGTGGCAATTTGGCCACAGGTGGTACAGCAAGTGCTACTGGAACAATCACTGGTGGTAATTTGGCCACAGGTGGTACAGTAAGTGCTACTGGAACGGCAACTGCAGGGAACTTAACCAGTGCAGGTGTACTCACCATCAACAGTAGTAACCAAGTAACTGCTATTGTTAACGGTGGCACAAACGGTGTCGGTAACATTGGTGCCAGTGGTGCAACGTTCAACACAGTATTTGCCAAAGCAACCACCGCACAATATGCTGACTTGGCCGAGATATATGTTGCTGACAATTCTTATGGTCCTGGCACTGTGGTTGAATTTGGTGGCAACAACGAAATAACAATTACAACTGTGTCTCATTCCGTACAGGCCGCAGGTATTATATCTACCACACCAGCATACCTAATGAATTCTACACAACAAGGCGAACACGCATTGGAAGTGGCTCTGGTTGGACGAGTGCCATGCCAAGTGGTTGGTTCTATACGCAAAGGTGATCGACTGGTGTCTAGCGGACAATTTCCGGGCGTGGCCACAGTGTTAGATATGTCACAGTATCAACCAGGATGTATTATTGGTAAAGCCCTAGAAGATTATCAATCCACAGAGGTTGGAACAATTGAAGTAGCCGTAGGTAGACTGTAATGGATGCGCGGTATCGTGCTGATTACCCGGGCGAATTTGTAATACTTGAATCAAAATGGGCAGGTGGTAAAAAATCTGAAACACGAGAGTGGATTCCAAATTCAATTGTCAATCAACACATCAGTGGACGTGCTGCCTGCATTGGCAGCGACATAGATCAAAGTAAATTTGATTATGTTTGTTTACAACGACATCGCGGCGGCCTACTCAGTAGTAAAAAATTACAAACCTACGGTACTGGCATCATATCAAAACAAATGCCTTTGGATTTTACAGTTATAACAAACAATCAATTAATATCTGATATTTTAGAAATTGGGTACGAAGAAAAAAATATTGTATATACCACAGCTAGAAATTGTATTGCACACCCAGGCAAATTTTATCTAGTGCCCATGCGCCTTAATATAACAGATATGGCCTCTATAGTGTATTTGGCTGCATTTGATGGACACAAAGAAATATTTTTGTTAGGATACCACAAAGAATCAAATGGTGGAAAACAAAACTGGATTGGCGAGATTACTGAAATATTTTCAGCCTATGTTGGCACACAATTTTATTTGGTTGGCGAAAAAACTATTATGCCAGATGAATGGCTAGAATGTGCAAATGTTTCTGTTATGGACTATCGTGCATGGATCAGCTACTGCGACGTCTAAACACTAGACTCTATAGTTAAAATTTTATTTTGTACTGCTTCAAAATTCACAGTCGACCATAAACCTGGGTGCATGGGCTTGGGCCATGTGCCAGAATCCAACCAAGCATAGCCAATGTGTTCATGATTGAGTGTGGGTTGAAACTCGCCATCAACCATACAGAAAAATGTATGATATTCAAATCCTGAGTCTGCTGTGGTAAATTTTTCCAACGGAATTATTCTAAAATAATCTGGTACAAATCCCATTTCTTCGCGGCATTCACGATTCATAGCCGCCAGCAAAGTCTCACCCGATTCTACACGGCCACCAGGTAATCCCCAAGCCCCAGGATGTTTTGGATCGTTACGCATGAGATAAAGATAGCGTCGGGTGCTGATAGAATAAAACCAAACACCCACTGCGCTTATAATACTAGAGTCCACTGGCCTCCTGGATATAAACCTTGATAACTTTTAACCCATGCAGCGCCAGTCCATCGATACTGTAATTCGGTAGTAATATTTGTTACATATTGCATGTTAACAGGACTACTGGTATGATCAAATGAAATGGCCCAACGGGTTCCATCATATTCTACAATGTCATTGGCCGAAGCAACCAATGGTTCTCCGCCGGTTCCTTCCCATGCGTCGGGATTGGTCATTCCAGGATTACCATATGAACCGGTGTCTTGTGTAAACAAATATCGTTGGCCTGTTACTGCTTCAGGAAGTCCAGCACCTGGCCCACTGATTAACGGGTCAATTACAGCATCAATTGGTGCCAGCGTGTTGGGAGGAACTGTTCCGCCATTGACAATAAACAATAAAAATCGATCATCAGTGGGATCGTAGGCCACGGTGCCAGTTACGTCTGTGCCGTCCGGTTGCTCTAACGTGATATAGCTAATTCCTGGACGCAGCGTGCCATACATGTTGATCACATTGTGCCACAACAGATTACTGTCTGGGCTGTCCGGCGGTGTTAAACTAATATTTGGTTCGTCAACAATTTGTTGTTGTCTTAGTACCTGAAGTTTATTATCAATCAATAATAGTTGATAACCAAATGGCGTAAATTTTTGTCTAGTTCCCAATAGCAAATCACTGTCAGCTAGGGCATTGGTAAGATCGCCATTGGCATCGTGTACACTGGCAATAATACGTTCAATAACGCCTAATTTCTTAACCTTTGCTGGCGGAGTAATCCACATGGGCAAAGTAAATGTTAGTGTAGCAATATCAATGGGATTGCCAGCGTCAACAGGAATAGTTCTGCTTGACCATCTACTGTCTTTAAGGTACAACACAGTTAAACTGGTCCAGTCAATATAGTTGTCTGTGCTTTGTATTTCTAAACTAGGATTAAACAAGGTCAGAATCTGTTCTAACAACTGCATTTTTTGATTGGTATTGCTGGTCCAAATATCTAAATTTATGGTCAATTCATACGGCACCGGCATAGCACGTTCAATGGTAAATGCGTTACCTTGTGTGGTTTCGTATGTGTCAGTGTTGGTATCATAAGTGCGTTGACGGACTGCAATGTTGTTTACAAAATATGGTTCTTGTATTCTTGGTCGATCATATTTTAAATCTGTAATGTAGAACGACATCATAGGAGTTGATGGCATGTCGTTGGCCGAATTATTCTGCAAGATGGTCTGGGCCTGACGACTAGAATCACCGTAACGTACCGGCACACGAACCAAGGTATCTACATCGGATCCAGGACCTTGCCCAGCCTGATTGGCACCATACTCAACATCAAAGTTACTGAATATACGAGCAAATTGTAACAGAAAGCGTCGTATTTGTTGGTCATAGAAAAATTGGGCCATTATCGTCCTGGAGGTCTTGGGTTGGGTGGTGTGATATTGCCACCTTGGTCACCGTTGTCGGGTTGTATTTCTAAAATCTTACTAAGACTCTGACGGCTTGGAATATTGCCTATATCTGTAGTTGGAACAGTGTAGATATTGTTAACAAAGCTAGCTCGTTGTGTAAGAGCTGCGGCAGCATAATCAAGATCAGTACGGACGTTATCACTGATTGCCAACCACGCTTGTCCGTTATAACGGAATAACCGATTGGGGAAATAATCTAAACGTAGACAGTAGTTGCCATCTACTGGATTTGGTGGAAATTGTACTCCAGGGGTAACTGGCAGTCCGTTTGGTGCATGAGTGGACCCAGTTAGATATCCTTGTACATAACCAAACCCGTTTGGAGTAATGCCTTCACCTGTCTGTGTTCCGTCAACTGTTGGGTCAGTCATGTCTGCTGTCAGCCCAGCGGCAGCAGGTTCTCCGCTTGGCGTAGTTGGAAGTATGTAAAATTTAACATTGTCGTACCCACTAAGTGGCACATCCTGATAGGCCTGAGTTAACAATGCATCATTAATGGCCAAATCTTTTGGACGGGTTGATTGTTTGTCACCAACAGTTGAAGGTGTAGTTACTGTCCAATATAGTTGTCCGGTGCTAGGATTAATAGCATCAATGGCTGTGCCAGGAGGAACGTTGGTGCTGGCTGTATAATAGATTCCACCGTTGTTGACAACTTCGTTGCTGGGATAAAAATTACCAGGATCCCAGATATTTTCTGGCATGAATGGTTCGTTGATGATCTGACTATATTCTTGAGCATTGACCATTGGTGTTGCCTTAACACGCCACACATGCGGTTGCCAGGTTACACTGAATCCTTCTGACGCAAAGTTCGCATCTTGTATCACATAGTATCTAGGTAAACTTTTAACCAAGGTAGTATCCAATGGATGATAATCTCTTAGATTTGGAACTTCAATAACATCACCGCTCATGAGCTTGCGCCCAAAAGTGTCAATCATGTTATTATAGTGAAAGGTAATAAACAACGTGTCGTTATTTAAAAACAATCCAAATTGTGTAAGATCAAAATCAATATCTTGTGTTCGGTACACACCACGCATGATAAACACGTCCGGGGCATACACACGATCTCTATTTTCTAACAGTAGTAAATCTTCAATATGTAACGGACTAGTTACATCATAATTTGGAATAGTTGCATCGTTGTTGCCGTTATCGGTTCCTGCTCCTTGCGGACCCAAATATTTGTGAACGTAAATATCAAGTCCGCCAACAGTATATTGTTCGGAAATAGTACGATCTAGAAATTGATAGTCATGCGTCCTATTTGGACGCCACATTGATAATCTTGGCATAGTTTAGTATTTAGCGGTTAGATTGACTACGAATTCAAAACGTTGTATAATTACAAAATGGACGAACTATTTCAACGCTTAGATTCTGCAGAACGTGCTATTGCCGCAGTTAAAAACAAGGTAGCCCGTAGAGATCTGTTAAAAATGGTAAAAGGAATAGATCAAGCCATTGTGGCCGCTGACATGGAAAGTGTAGAATGTCGTAGACTTAAAAAACAAACACCACGTTATCGAGAACTAGTTCAAAAAGTAAACGATTTACTTACAAATTTAGAACAGCATATAACCTTTGCTAACCTACTAGGTTGACAAACGGACAATTTTAACTTACAATACAACTATGGCTAAAACAAACGAAATCAAACGACTAAACCCCAAGGGTGCTGAAACCAAATATGTGGGGCACGAACCTGAATGGAACTTTCAACCCACCGAAGAAAATCGCATCAGCAGTCTTGCCAATGCTTTCCAATGGTACAACTATCATTATGGCAAAAAAGATGCCAAGGAAATGCTATGTCATTATTTAGAACATAATAATCGTAAGACGGATGCCAAGACCATGCGTGGCATCCCTGACAGCCAGATTCGTTTAACTCCGGCTTGGGTATGTCGTATGACTCTGTTGGGACTTGTGCTTAACGAGCATGAACAAAGCATTATTGACGAACAGATTAGTCAAATGCTCAAGGCCAAACAAGAAAAGAAACGAGAGCAGTCAGAAGTTGATGCGGATACAGCCGTAGCCAAACTCACAATCCAAGATCACTTGCGTGAAAAAGTAAGTGAATGTTGCGGTGAACTCGAAGGTATGTTTGATGATTTTGTTGTGGCCGGTGCCAAGATGTCGGCAGACTTTAGTCCAATTAAACTCATGCGTGGTATGAACATTAGTCCCAACATGACCGGCACAGTATCGGCTGTATGGGAATTACGTCTAGCTGAGTTTAACGAAGTGTTGGAAGGAGTTGACCCGGACCTGGTCGAAGGCTACAGTCACCTTAATAAAAATCAACTAAAACAATGTGTAAAGTTTTGCGAAACAGTAATCAATGATTGCAACAGTTATGTTCAACTTAAAAAAGTAGAACGTAAACCTCGTACCAAGAAAGCAGTAAGTCCAGAAAAATTAACTCGTAAATTCAAGTTCTTGCGAGAATTTGACGAACTTAAACTTAAATCAGAACCAGTTACAAAACTTGTCAATGCCAGCGAAGCCTGGTTATACGACACAGCAAAACGCAAACTCGTCCATGTCATGGCCGATAGTCACATTGGTACTTTTACAGTCAAAGGCAGTGCTATTGCAGGATTTGATACGTTGGCAACTGTACAAAAAACTCTGCGTAAACCAGCAGAACAAATCAAAGCAGTTATTGGTGGTGGTAAGCCGGCCGCCCGCAAGGCATTTGCTGAAATAAAAGCCACAGAAACCAAATACAACGGGCGTGGTAACGATAACTTAATCATACTTTGGGCTTGGTAAATTACTAAATACAGGGAACACGGAGCTTCCCTATATGGCCTTAGAAAATCAATCCAGCTTAGAAACCTTAAAACAAAATCTATTTGATTATGTACGTTTAACCATAGGCGATCAAATTGTAGATCTTGAACTGGATGCAGAGCACTATGAAGCGGCATACCAACGCACCATTGGTACCTATCGTCAACGAGCACAAAATGCCTATGAAGAAAGCTACAGTTTTTTAGAATTGGTCAGAGACGTAAACATCTATGATATGCCGCAGGAAGTAATTACAGTGCGTCAGATTTTCCGTAGAACTTTTGGAGACTCAACTGGACCATTTGCTTCAAACTTTGATCCGTTTAGTCAAGCCAGCATGAATGTTTATCTAATGAACTTCAACGTGGCCGGCGGACTGGCCACTTACGATTTCTATAGCCAGTATGTAGAAATGGCTGGACGTATGTTTGGCGCCTACATGAACTACACCTACAATCCAGTGACTAAAAAATTACAACTGATTCGTGATCCCAAAGGCACAGGTGAAAGTGTGTTAATGTGGACCTACAATTTAAAACCAGAATTTAATTTGTTAAGTGATTTTCAAATTCAACAATGGATCCGAGACTACATGGTTGCGGCCTGCAAAATGATCATTGGTGAAGCACGTGAAAAGTTTGGCACTATTGCTGGCCCGCAGGGCGGCGGCACCTTAAATGGCACAGCTATGAAAGGCGAAGCTCAGACCCAAATGGATATCCAAATTGAAGCACTCAAAAACTATGTAGATGGTTCGCAACCAATTACTTTTGTCATTGGTTAACAATCGATAGACTTACCTGCAACATCATGCTATAATCATAGTATGAGCTCATTGATGATTGACATAGAAGGTTTAGGAACTGGTCCTGATGCGACTATCCTAACTATTGCCGCCCAAAGTTTTGACCCATTCGGAAAGGGCTATTACGATCGTTGTTACTATGCTCGGATTACCTTAGAAAGTCAAGAAAATCGCGCTATACAGCAAGACACCATTGACTGGTGGGCAACTCAACCAGAAGCACAGGCTGAAGCATTTATGGAAGAAGGGCGAGTGCCCCTAGACCAAGCCCTGGATAGTTTATACAAACTTGCTTGGCAACATAAATTTATCTGGGCCAATGGTCCAACTTACGATATGAACATTCTTGAACATGCCTATAAAAGCTATGGTAAGAGCTTGCCTTGGCAATTTTACAATGTACGTGACGCAAGAACAATATATAGTTTGTGGCCTGCGTTACCCAAACCCCCTACTAGTCACCATGCTCTAGAAGACTGCCGTAGGCAAATTGACATGTTGCAAGCAACACTACAACACCTAAACGTAAAGGAAATTAAATGATCATTGGAATTTGTGGATTAATTGGATCTGGCAAGGACACTATTGCCGACTACTTACAAAACATACATCAATTCCGTCGAGAATCTTTTGCCCATACACTTAAAGATGCAGTAGCTTGT